TACGATGACTTGATTGAGTTTTGCAAGCACATGCAAGCTGACTATAAAGTAGGTAAGCATCACCGTATTCTTGCAAATCTTCTTATGCAGATTGCTAAAGGAACCCAAGACCGTGTTTGTGTGAATATGCCTCCTCGTCATGGTAAATCTCAACTTGTCTCCATCTATTTCCCTGCGTGGTTCATAGGTAAATTTCCAAACAAAAAAGTACTTATGGTATCGCATACTACCGATTTAGCAGTAGATTTTGGGCGAAAAGTGCGAAATTTGATTGCTTCTTCTGAATACAAAGAAATTTTTCCTACGGTGTCTTTGGCTGCGGATAGCAAGTCCGCAGGACGATGGAATACCAACGTAGGGGGTGAGTATTTTGCTTGTGGTGTGGGGTCGGCTCTTGCAGGTCGTGGAGCTGATTTGCTTCTTGTAGATGATCCTCACAATGAACAAGACATCATCAACGGTAACTTTGATGTCTTTGATAAAGCTTACGAATGGTTTACTTATGGAGCCCGCACCCGTTTGATGCCAGGAGGAAGCATTGCTGTTGTGCAGACCCGATGGCATCAAGATGACTTGACTGGGCGGTTAACTCGTGACATGGCAAGCCACGATAAAGCAGATCAGTACAAAGTTGTGGAATTTCCAGCTATTTTTAATTCTGGTACATCAAACGAAAAAGCGCTTTGGCCTGACTTTTTTGACTTGCAGGCGCTCTATCGCACTAAGGCTTCTATGCCTGTGTTTCAATGGAATGCGCAGTTTCAACAAAACCCCACTGCAGAAGAAGCATCAGTCATCAAACGTGAGTGGTGGCAATGGTGGAAAAAAGAAAAACCACCTACTTGTGATTACGTCATCATGACTCTTGACTGCGCAGCAGAAACTCATAACCGAGCTGATTTTTCAGCGCTTACCGTATGGGGCGTTTTCTTTAATTCTAATGCAGATGCGTATCATATCATCTTGCTTGAGTCTATCAAAAAACGGGTAGAGTTTCCTGAGCTTAAACAAATGGCCTTTGCGGCTTGGAAAGAGTGGGCTCCCGATGCCTTCATCGTAGAGAAAAAAGTGTCTGGTGTGGTGCTTTACCAAGAGTTTCGACGTATGGGTATTCCGGTGCATGAGTTCACCCCTCATCGGGGGTCAGGTGATAAGCTTGCTCGTCTGAACTCTGTGGCTGATATCATTAAAGAAGGTTTGGCGTGGGTTCCTGAGACCCGATGGGCTGAAGAGCTTGTGGAAGAGATTGCAGGTTTTCCTTTTTTAAGTCATGATGATCTGGTGGATGCCACTTCTATGGCCTTGATGCGGTTTCGTCAGGGTGGATTCCTCCGTTTACCTACGGATGAACCTGAAGAGGCTCTATACTTCAAAGGCTTCAAATCTGCGAAGCGCGGATATTACTTGTAGGGGCACTTATGGAAAAATCACTCTACGCAATGCCAATGGGCATCGAGGCTCTTGCAGAAAAAGAGACCCCTATCGAAATTGAGATCGAAGATCCCAAAAGCGTGACCATTGGGATTGGCCCCCTTGAGATACAAATTGAGCCAGATACCAATGCGGAAGAAACGTTTGACTCTAATCTTGCCGACTTTATGCCGGACTCTACTCTACAAAAGCTTTCTTCCGAGCTTATGGAGTTTGTAGAAACGGATATCAGCTCACGTAAAGACTGGGCAGATACGTACGTTAAAGGATTGGATGTTCTTGGACTTAAGTATGATGAAGTGACAGAGCCTTGGGACGGGGCGTGTGGGGTATTTTCTACGCTCCTTACCGAGTCCGCCATTCGCTTTCAAAGCGAATCCATCATGGAAACTTTCCCTGCGCAAGGGCCGGTACGGACAAGCGTCATTGGTGCCTCTTCCCCCGCCATCGAAGAAGCAGCCAAACGGGTGCAGGCAGACATGAACTATCAGTTGCTTGACAAGATGCCAGAGTACCGTGCAGAGCATGAGCGGGCGTTGTGGGGTGTGGCGCTTGCAGGTAGTTCGTTCAAAAAAGTCTACTACGACCCCTCTCTTAAGAGGCAAGTGTCTTTTTATGTCCCAGCCGAAGATGTGATTCTTCCTTATGGCGTGACAAACATACGCCGTGCGGATCGTCTTACGCACATGATGCGCAAGACCAAAAACGATTTGCGTAAGTTGCAGGTCAGTGGCTTTTACCGGGACATTGACCTTGGAGACCCTACGGCTTCTCAGACGGACATTGAGAAGGCCAAAGCCGAAAAAGAGGGCGTTGACGCAATCAAAGACGAACGGTATCAAATTTGTGAAATCCACATTGAATGTGATTTGCCGGGGTATGAAGAGGATCTTCCTCTGCCTTATGTCATCACCATTGACAAAGGCACTAGCAATGTTTTGGCTATACGTAGAAACTACAAAGAAGATGACCCTTGCAAACAAGCTCGACAACATTTTGTGCATTACATGTACGTCCCAGGCTTTGGTGCCTATGGCTTTGGGCTGATCCATATCATTGGTGGCTACGCTACCGCAGGGACTATGCTGATTCGTCAGCTTGTGGATGCAGGTTCGCTGTCCAACCTTCCGGGTGGGTTGAAGTCCAGAGGTTTGCGGATCAAAGGGGATGACACTCCAATTGCTCCGGGAGAGTTCCGGGATGTTGATGTCCCTTCGGGTTCTATTCGGGACAACATCTTACCGTTGCCATACAAAGAACCTAGTCAAGTTCTTTTGCAGCTCCTCAACCAGATTACCGAAGAAGCCCGTCGTTTGAGTGGTATGGCAGACATGAAGATCAGTGACATGTCTGCCCAAGCTCCTGTAGGCACCACTTTGGCTCTTCTTGAGCGCCAACTCAAGACGATGGGTGCAGTACAGGCCCGCATTCATGCGGCAATGAAAGAGGAGTTCAAGCTTCTCAAAGACATCATCCGGGACTACACTGCGCCTGACTACAGCTATGTGCCGCAGGATGGGACACCTCAAGTCAAGCAAGAAGACTATGACCTTGTAGAAGTCATACCTGTATCAGACCCTAATGCGTCAACAATGGCGCAACGGGTAGTGCAGTATCAGGCAGCGCTACAACTTGCACAAGGAGCACCTCAACTTTATGATTTGCCTAGACTTCACAGGCAGATGCTGGATGTGTTAGGGATCTCTAATGCAGACAAACTCGTCCCCATGCCAGACGATCAAAAACCTAAAGATCCTATCACCGAAAACATGAATGTGCTCAAAGGCGTGCCACTCAAAGCGTTCCTTTATCAAGATCATCAGGCGCACATCACTACGCATATGACTTTCTTACAAGATCCTAGTATTATGCAAGTCATAGGCCAAAATCCAATGGCGCAGCAGATGCAAGGGGCTATGATGGCTCATGTGGCAGAGCACTTAGGGTATAGGTATCGTAAGGAGATTGAAGACCGGGTGGGTGCACCTCTGCCTGGGCCGCAGCAACAGATCTCTGAGGCTGAAGAACTTGCGATGGCTAAGTATGTGGCGGAGGCAGCCCAGCAAGTGCTTCAAATTCATCAAGCACAAGCTGCGCAACAACAGGCTCAACAGCTTGCTCAAGATCCGTTGATACAGTTGCAGCAGCAAGATTTGCAACTTCGCGCAATGGAGCAGCAGCGTAAAGCCCAAAAAGATGCTGCAGATACGCAGATTGCTGCAGAAAGGCTTAACGTGGAGCGGCAACGAATTGCGGTTGATGCACAGAAAGAAGGCATTCGTCTACAGAATCAGAATCAACAGACAGACAAAAAAATACAAGCTGATCTTCTCAAGACCAGGATGAAATCATGAATGAGAGACAGCTATGTGAACACATTCTTAAAAAACTGCGTGACCGTGAGGAGCAGATGAAAACGCACATGGCAGAAGGTGCTGCCAAAGACTACGGCGAGTACCGCTTTCAAACGGGCGTTATCAAAGGTTTACGCTCGGCAGCGTTGGACATCCAAGATATTTTGCAACGTTATGAGGACGACGATGAGTGAAGAAAAAGCAACCCAATTACCTGCCCCTAAAGGATATAAAATTCTTTGTGCGCTACCTACCATTGAAAACAAGTTTGACAGTGGTATCATCAAAGCAGATACAACAGTAAAATATGAAGAGCTTTTAAGTAATATTTTGTTTGTTGTAGAGCTAGGTGACATGGCTTATGCAGACCCTACACGGTTTCCTACAGGGCCTTGGTGCAAAAAGGGAGACTTTGTAATCACCCGTGCCAACACGGGTACTCGGTTGCGAATTCACGATCGTGAATTTCGTTTGATCAACGACGATTCCGTCGAAGCTGTGGTGGAAGATCCACGTGGCATTCAACGTGCATGAGGTGAAAAATGGCTGAACTAGACCGTACTGAGTACAAATTCCCGGACGAACAACCCGCTGCTCCTGTCTCTGCGGATGCGGAAGTTCCTATTGAGATTGAAGTTGTTGATGACACCCCCGAAGCAGATAAGGGGCGTAAGCCGCTGACAGAATCGGTTCCAGAACCTACCGATGAAGAGCTTGCAAAGTACGATGAGGGGGTACAAAAGCGTATTAAAAAGCTGTCGCATGGCTACCACGATGAACGCAGAGCTAAAGAAGCGGCACTTCGGGAACGTGAAGAGGCGTTTCGGTACGCGCAACACATCCTCGCAGAAAACGCTAAGCTAAAAGATAGTCTTGGTGGGCATACCAAGTTGCTGGTAGACACCGCTAAACAAAACGCTTTGTTTGCTTTAGATGAAGCTAAACGTAAGTATAAAATTGCTTATGATGCGGGTGATGCAGATCAAGTTATTGAGGCGCAAGAGGCACTTACGCAAGCTAAGATTCGGTTGGACAAAGTTGAAAATTTCCAGATACCTGCTACTGCTCCGGCGCCTGCCGTACCTACTCCTCCGCCCCGCCCTCAAGAAGTCGAGCCTGATCCTAAGGCTGTTGCGTGGCGTGAACAAAACCCGTGGTTTGGACGTGATGAAGAGATGACAAGCTTTGCGCTTGGGCTACATGAGAAGCTTGTCAAAGAGGGGGTTGACACGCAATCTCCTAGATACTACAATACTATTGATTCTCGTCTTCGTGAGAAGTTTCCCGAAAACTTTTATATACCGAAAAGGCAATCCAGCGTCGTAGCCCCTGCATCTAGAAGTGTTGCGCCTAAAAAAGTCACACTGACGCAGACGCAAGTGGCGCTAGCAAAGAAGTTTAAGATTCCTTTAGAGTTGTATGCTCGCAAAGTACTGGAGGCTCAGAATGACTGAAAATCGTATCGGCCGTGAACTTGAAACCCGCGCTACGGTAGAGCGTCCCCGCAGATGGGAGCAACCCAGCCTGCTGCCTGATCCTACGCCAGAGCCGGGGTACTCGTATCGGTGGATACGAATCAGCACCCTTGGTGCCAATGACCCAAGGAATATTTCAACCAAGATCCACGAAGGTTGGGAGCCTGTACGGGCACAAGACCACCCTGAAATCACGCGGTTCTATTATGGCAGCGACGATCGCCATAAAGATAACATCGTGATTGGGGGCCTTATGCTTTGTAAAACCCCCACTGAATTTGTGGACCAGCGCAACACGTTTTATCAAGCGCAAGCTGATGCGCAGGTTCGATCCGCAGACAATCACTTCATGCGCCAGAATGACCCCCGGATGCCTCTTTTTTCAGA